CGTGCAACATAAACCCAGGACAATTGCTGCGTTTGCGTCACAACGTGATTGTATTGCTGCGCGTGCGTCAATTGCTGCGCTTGCAATATGCCAAGTACCATTTGCTGCTGCTGCGTCATGGCCTCCCATTGCTGCATTTGCAGCGCCCCAAATCTCCGAACTGCATTTGCTGCATTTGTAACATTATCGTTGGGCGGGCTTGGCTGGGGGTCGTTGGCTGCTACCTATAAAACAAATAAATAAAAAACATAGGTACCCCCTATTCTTTTGAGTCTATGGCATCGCCGGTATGGGTTGGAGGGGTTACAGACGTCCGTACACAAATCCTTTTGTGTTACAGTATGTACACCCCGTAAACCATCCGAGATGTCAGGTCGACGGTCTAGAGGCTTTTGTGGCTGCTATCTTTTACCCTTGCATACACTATTGTTTTACAGTATTGTATATTTAAGCGCGTACACAATACACCTTGTTATCGTGACTTTGTTCTTTAATCTTTAGAGGGATACACATTCTAGGCTAGCATCGAGGGACATAGGGTGCTAGCCTTCCTTCCTATCTACCAGGTCAATACATGGAATCAATAGAACAACAAATAGCGCGGGTATTTAGTGACCCTTTTGAGTTTATCCAACGTCTTAAAATAGTGGATAAATCTGGTAAGGTTGTACCTTTACGATTGAATGCAGAACAGATAGACATCATCAACGCCTTACAAGAGGGAAGGGATACCCTAGTTCTTAAGCCTAGACAGATAGGTAGTTCTACGGTGGTTTGTGCCTACATGTTTTGGAAGGCCTATACAGCAACTACACCACTAACATTGATAATACTGTCCTATAAGATTGCATCTAGTAAACACTTGTTACATATTCATAAAAGGTTTTATCAGTACTTGCCAGAGGGATTGAAAAGGGAGTTAGATACAGACAATACAACTGAACTAGCATTCAAGGGTGGTGGACGTATCATAGCGGCGGCGGCTACACAGGCAGGGGGTCTACGTAGTCAGACGTGTTCTATGCTACACATATCGGAGTATGCCTTTGCAGAGAATCCAGAGGAACTGAAGGCGACAGCAATCAGTGCCTTGAATGATGGGCAGTTAATAATAGAGAGTACAGCGAACTACTACAATGATGCATTGTGGAAGGAAGTACATAAACATCAGATAGGGGAAGCAGATTGGAACTATCTATTCTTTCCATGGTTTAAGCATGCAGAGTATTGTATGGATGACATACCGATAACGCTTACAGATGAAGAGACGAAGTTACAAGAGGAGTTTGGACTTACACTGGGTCAGTTTGCATGGAGGCGTGAAAAGATAAGTAAGTTAGGATGGGAGAAATTTATACGAGAGTATCCGATGACATTGGACGAGGCATATCGTATCAGTGGGAATACCTATTTTACGTATGATGACTTTGAGCATGTGGATGTATTGACGGTTAGTCCTACAGAGTGGGTGACTTTTGAGGAGCCGAATGCAGACGACACATATGCGATAGGGGTAGATGTTAGTGGTGGTGTAGGTAGGGATTATGCAGTGGTGTTTTGTGTGTCTAGGATGACCTTACAGCCGGTGTGTATATACCGTTCGAATACGGTGAGTCCTGTACAACTGGCAGATTATATTTATGATATGAGTGTGACATACAACAATGCATTGACGTTGGTGGAGAGTAACAACTATGGGTTGGCTACGATACAGGAACTGGTGCACCAGGGGTTTCATAGGTTTTGGAAGGATGCGCATACGGGTAAGGACTTTTTGACAACGAGTAGAAGTAAGCCGTTGTTGTTTGAGAACTTGAAGAAGGGTATTCAGACGGGTAGTATACGGTTGATAGACAACGTGACGATGACGGAGTTGCGTAGTATCACAGTAGACGAGAAGGGTATATTGAGGTTTGGTGAGGATGTAGAGAGTCACTGTGACAGTGCGATGGCGATGGCATTGGCGTATTGGTGTTTAAACAGTGTAAAGATAAAGCAGAGTGCATTTTTGCCGGATTGGATTATCAGTCAGAAAGCGGATAGGCAGTTGCAGACGAGTGGTGTCAGTCCACATTTGCATAGGAGATACTGATGGATGGTAAGCCGTTAAGTGTGTGTCCTGTGTGTGCATCGTATCCTTGTAAATGTAAAGTGGGGGTAGAGCTTGAACTGGTTCGTTTGACGTACAAGGTGGGTAGCGATAGGTTTGTGGTGTGGATACCAAAGGTGTTGGTGGACCAGTACAAAAGTCTGTACGAAGAGTTTGAGGTAATGGGTGCGGATGGTAGTGTAGTGGTGTATAGTAGTGGTGTTGTTACGGAGAAGAACAATGAGAACCAATAGAGAAGCAGTGGCATTGATACGTACGGTATTGGATGAACACAACCATTTTTGGGATGACCAGCGCGCGGAGATGAAGAGGTATCGGGATGTCTATGAGAATCGTTTCTGGCAGTCAGAGTATATGGATGACACAATGGTCCGAGTGGAGACAGCCGACTGCTTTAGCTACGTTGAAGGTTTTATTGCTAGTTTGTTTTCTCGCAATCCTGCTGTTGTTGTGGCAAAGGATGCATCAATCATAGAAGGAAATGCAAAGATGGCAGAGGCTGTTGTCAACCGATTTTTGTTTGACAAGCGAGAGCAGCTCGAAATTGCATCAAGACTTGCCCTTATTTATCCTGCTTCATTCCTCAAACTATCCCCTACGGATAGCACGGATATGCTTGAAAAGGTATCCATCCGTGCGATTCCGTGCTGGGAAGTGATAGTGGATATGGATGCGAGTGCTTGGGATGAACAGAGGTTTATGGCCCATGTGTACTACTTGCCGATGCCAGAGGTACGGCAGCGGTTTGGGTCAAAGAAGTTTACACCGATACCCAAGGTGGATTACTTTACGCCGCAGGAGAAGTACACTGGGGTAAGTGAGGATTTGCCCAATGATTATTTGTATGTACAGATAGTGGAGTTCTATGACCTGGCATATGACAAACTGTACTTTTGGAGTGCAAACTACAAAGATGGTGGGGAACTGTTGGAGAAGAGTGAGATACCGGTGCGGACATATGATGACCGTCCCATGAGTCCGTTGTGTCCACTTTACTATGCACGTAAACCAGAGAAGCCCATGTGTGGGTTGTCTGCAGTATCTAGGGTGTATGACCAGTTTTACGAGAAAAACATCCTGCGTACATACTGGGCAAACAGTGTGCGTAGAGACAGTAGACAGTACTTGTACAAAGAAGGGTCACTCGATGAAGAGGCACTGGCCAAGATAACGGCAGGTGTTGACGGGGCAATGATTGCAGTGGATGAACCTGTACTCGATGGTATCATACGTGCTGTTGGTGTAGAACCATTGTCAGGAAACTTCGATAGATATCTAGGCTACATAGAGCAAGACATCAATCGCGGCAGCATTTTGGCACCGTTTAGTCGAGGGGAAGCGACAAAGGCGACGGCGACCGAAGTGACTGCCCTTGCTCAATACTCCGCATCGGAGATTGGCAAGCTCGCAAGAGAGCGGGACAATGCCATTGAACTGATTGCCCTTGCATATCTACGTATCATTGCTTTACTGGCTGAAGACAAAGACCAAGCTGTGATTGAGGTAGAAGGTTTACCAAAGGTCATCACGGTACAAGACTTGGATGCCAAGTTTAAGATTGTGGCATTGGACCAGTCGTCTACACCACTATCCGAAGCACTGAAAAGAAACAACCTTGTCCAACTGCTACCTGTGCTTACAAGTCTAGGTGTGCCTGCCGAAAAGATTAAAGAAGAACTCATACGTATTTATGATTTACCAGAATCATTTATGGAAGCTCCTCCAGCACCACCAGCACCACCACAAAGTATGGGAGGTCCTGCACCGGAGCAAATGCAAACCACTCCTGGCGAGATAGGTGCGCAAGGTGAACTACCATCTGCACAACTCGCTGCCATGCTCAACACACAGAGACAATAATGCCATTGTACACCTACCGATGCCAAGCCTGTAACAAAATACATGAAGAGATAGTCTCGTTTGCAGACCATGAAAACAACTGTGTACCCAAGGTATGTGGTACTGACACATATGAATCTGGATGTGGCGGCAAACTTTACCGTATGTTAACAGCACCTGGTACGCACAGCAGTTGGGCTGGTACGGGTAAACACGGTGTAAACGGGTATTATTCCAAAGCATTGGGTAAACACGTTGCCAATAGGCACACAGAGCAAAAGATTATGGAAAGCAGAGGCTTTGTGTGTGAGGCTGATTTGCCCAAAGACCGTTGGGATACAGCGGTTGAAACACAGAAAAGACGTGTTACAGCACAAGATAAAACAATAGAAACCTACACGGAGGCCTTGAAAAGTGGTAAAACAAAAGAAGAGGCTGTGGTGGAAGCGTTTCCTGCACGCGATGCAGTCAGTGGTAAGTTGGATGAAACTTGGGGGAAGAGTGAATGAAGAAATGTTAGAGGCTGAAATCAGTGCAGCCGAGCAAGAAGAGGAAGTGGCGTTTGCACAGATGGCACCAAAAGGTAGATTCAGTGCCAAAGCATTGAACAACCTGGTTAAAGCCGCAAACCGTTTGCTCCCAAAGTTTGGACAAACACCAGACTATCCCGCGTTTCAAGGAGACATCACAGAGTTTCCAACAGACTTTGTGCGCGTGCTTGCTATGTTTCAAGGTGCAACAGATGATGCTGTAGAGCAGGGTATTGTAGACGACGAGTTTGCATTTGACTTTGAGAACATAACTTCGGACGCCAATCTGATGGTCCTTGCAGGCAAAATCAACAAACTGGCATCCGACAAACAATACGACAGATACCTACGGTCACAACCTACTGAAGAAGAGACTGAAGAAGGTGTCACAGAAGATGAAATCACAACTGAAGACATGCCACTAGAAGATGTCGAAACTTTATTTATGGAAAGAATGTGATTTATCTTGAACCAAGAAGCATATTTGATAATGCTATTGTACAGGAAGAACCTGTGGTATATGACTTTGATCAACTTATTGAAGTCATGATGGATAGCTACAATTGGACTTACGAGGATGCCATAGATTGGTATTGTTATAACATTGAACCTTTAAAATATAAAGGTCTTAAAATACAAGGAGAATGAAATGCCTAAAGTAAACGGAAAGAAGTTTCCATACACAGCCAAGGGAAAAGCAGCAGCAAAGAAAGAAGCAGCAAAAAAGACATCAAAGATGGCAAAAGCCAAAGCAGCAAAACGCAAGAAAACCATGCCTAAAAAAGGCTCATACAAAAGGAAATGAAAATGAATAACACTACCTCCGGTACGGAGACTGTTGAAAACGTAGACACGCCAGAAACAACTGAAACTGAAACTGAAACTGAAGCAGTAGAAACTGAAGATGTGGAAACACCTGATGGTGATGATAGTGTTGATGGTGGTGAAGAGAATGTAGAGCTCATGACCATTGAGGAACTGTTGGGCCTTAATGAAGAAGACTACGAAGAGTTTACCGAAGATGCAAACCACAAAGGTATGAAACCACTCCATGAGTGGATGCAGCACATACCTGAAGATGTGAGAAAACATGTTGCTAATATTCGTTCATCATATACTCAAAAGACACAAGAGTTGGCTGAAATGCGAAGAGCACTTGAAGCCGAGCGAGCAGAACTGCATAGACAACAAGAGCATGCAGTCAACAACCCGTTTCTCAAACGTGCTGAAGAAGAGTTGGCAAAAGAAGAAGAGTACGACATCTACACAACAGAAGGGATGCAGGCTGAAATAAAGCGTCAAGCAGCAAAAATGCTTCAAGAAATGATGAAGCCAGCCCAAGAAGAAATGCAGATGAAACAACGTCGCATGCAGCTCGAACAGTTTAAAACTGATAATCCAGAGTTGATGAACGATGACTATCGTTTGCCAGTAGCACAGATGTTACAAGAGCGTCCAGAGTTACGTTTGGAAGATGCCTTTTACATTGTAAAAGCAAAGGTAGATGCACAAAAACTCAAAGAAGAACGTGCACAGATAGCCAAACAAAAGTCTACACGGCGTGAAACACTGCGTAAAACATCCGGTGGTAAGTCTGTGTCTCCTAGTGGCACACCAAAGTTTCGTGATGCTTGGGAAGCCTTCCAATATCACAAGTCACAAAAAGCAAAGAAGTAGGAGTTGTCATGCCCAAAGGTAAGCGCAACGTAGACAAGATTATCATACATCATTCTGCTTCTCCAAAGTCAACGACAAGAGAACAGATTTATGATTGGCATGTCAATGGCAACGGTTGGTCTGACATTGGGTACCACTACATTGTATTGGGCAATGGAGAAGTGGTGCCTGGTCGTCACATCAATAAAACTGGTGCTCATTGCAAAGGTAAAAACAAGGGTTCCATTGGGATTTGTGTGACTGGAAATACATCCAATGAAGCACCGAGCACCGCACAAATGGAATCTTTGTGGGGCAAAATTAAAATGTTAATGGAAGAATATGGTCTTGAACGCACTGATGTTTATGGCCATAGAGACTTCGGTACAACCGAGTGCCCAGGTAACTACTTGTATGCAATGTTACAACAGTTCAAAGGCGGACTGCTTGCATAGGGTTGACAATAGAACAATTACAATTTAAAATGCCTATGTCGAACAAACTCTTTGAGCACTTGGTAGACAACCATTCCACAGGAATACGGTTTAGGCGAAACTACATAAACTAAACATTATAGGTAAAACAATGGCTATTTCGAATGATTTGCTATCGTCAACCTTGTATTCCATCCGTGATGGCGAAGTTGACGAATTATTTCAAAAGGTTGCATTCCTTGACAATGCAAAACGCTTTGGCGGTATTGAGTATGAAGATGGTGGTATTAAAATCCAACGTCCCCTCTCAATCGCTGAACACTCTCAAATCACCAATCTTCCTACTGGATACGAAGCAGTAAACCTTGCTGTTAAAGACGTATTGCAACCTGCTATCTACGAGTGGGCTGACTTTACTGCACCAATCGTTATCACCAAGAAAGAAGAGTTGGAAAACAAAGGCGAGAAAGCAATCGTGAAGATTGTTGAAGCTCGTATGCGCTCTGTTATGGGTATGCTTCGACGTGAGTTGAACAAGCAGTTGCTTCGCGGTAACTCTACTGTTCTGACCACTGTAAACACTTTGAACGGTGATGTTGCAGGTGGATTCTTGGAAGCAGAAACAAAAACTCGACAAGGTACTCATGGTAACAGCGTTGGTGGTATCTCTAAGCAAACGTATCCAGTAAACGGTTGGTTGAACCAAGTTGCTGACATTCAGGCTGATTTTGGAAACAACGGTATTCTTGGTATGCAACAAATGGCAATCCAAGCAAACACTGTAACTCATATGGGTGAGATTCAATGTGTGCTTTTGTCTGAAGCTGCAATGGCTAACTACCGTCGTGCTTTGTTCCAACAAGAGCGATACATCAACGAAACCACACTTGATGGTGGA